CATCCTGACCGCTCACGGGCGACCCCCCACGAATTGGTGGTGCGCAGACTGCGTAAAATCGGCTCTTCAATACATTTACCTACAAGCGGACTTGTTCCTCGAAGTCAACCAAAACACCATAACCCACCCCCTAAATGCCCCTGCCAATCCCGAACAATAACGAGTCAAGAGAAGGCTTCATCGGTCGTTGTATGTCCAACAACAGCGTCAACACGGAGTTCCCCGATACGGCTCAACGGCTTGCCGTTTGTGGCTCAACGTGGGAGAATCACAAGAGGCAGCAGTTCGAGTCTTACTCCGATTACGGCCAAGAGATTCGCTCCAATGCCAAGCGAGGGATTGAACTCAACGAGCGGAACGGGAATAAGTGTGCCACCCAAACAGGTAAGGTCAGGGCGCAGCAGTTAGCCAACGGGGAAGCCATCTCGGTTGAAACCATCAAGCGGATGCACTCCTACCTGTCCCGTGCTGAAACCTACTACGACAACGCTGACGATACCTCGGACTGCGGTTACATCTCCTACCTCCTTTGGGGCGGTAAGTCTGCTCTCTCATGGAGCAGGAACAAACTTCGGGAACTTGGCGAACTCGAAGGCTAAGGATGACGAAGCCCAAGTGCAGGCTCGGATGGACTCGCTTATGATGGTGATAACGACCCTGTGCGACTGCATCGGAGCGGTGGATGATTCCAATGCCCCGAACCAGTACGAAGTGAAAATGAAAATCGTAAACAAGATAAGCGACCTAATCGACAAAATCGAATACTAATGGGAACCAGCAAGGGCAACGGCAAGTACATCGAAACTCCCGAAAAGATGTGGGAGTACTTTGAGGCATACCGCTCGCAGGTCAAGGCAAACCCAAGGACCAAGACGGTATTCCCCGGCAAGGATGCTATCCCCCAGCATGAGCCTTTGGAGCGACCCTTGACCTTGGAAGGCTTTGAGAACTGGTGTGCCGATGCAGGCATCATTGAGGACCTTGGGACCTATTTCACAAACAGGGACAAGCGATATGACGACTATGTAGCCATCTGTTCACGCATAAAGCGGGTCATCCGCCAAGACCAAATCGAGGGGGGTATGGTCGGTCAGTACAACGCAAGCATCACCCAACGGCTGAACTCATTGGTTGACAAACAGGAGAATCAAGTGTTCATTGAACAATGGACTGAAGATGATTGATGAAGGTCATAAACACCACCGCCAAGCGGAAGATTGAATCGCTGACCCATCGCAAGAGGGTCATCCAAGGAGGGACCTCGGCCTCCAAGACATTCAGCATTCTTTGCGTTTTAATCAAACAGGCTTGCACGAAGAAGACCGAAATCAGCATCGTTGGGGAAACCGTGCCTCACCTTCGGAGGGGTGCGATTCGGGACTTCATCAAGATAATGATCGCCAAGGGCATCTTCGTTCCTGCAAGGTGGAACAAGACCCTGCTGACCTACCAGTTCGCTAACCGTAGCACCATCGAGTTTTTCTCGGCTGACCAAGAGGCAAGGCTCCGAGGGGCAAGGAGGCAGGTGCTATTCATCAACGAGGCGAACAACATCGACTTTGAATCCTACTACCAGTTGGCAATCCGTACAAGCGAGGCCATCTACATCGACTTCAACCCAACTCACGAATTTTGGGCGCATACCGAGGTCCTGCGAGAGGACGATTCCGAACTGCTGATCCTGACCTATCAGGACAACGAGGCCCTGCCTGATACCATCAAGCGGGACATCGAACTGAACCGCACCAAAGCCGAAACCTCTGCGTATTGGGCGAACTGGTGGAAGGTGTATGGCCTCGGTCAGGTCGGGACGCTTCAGGGGGCTATCTACGAGGACTTCGAGGTGGTGGAGGGTATAGATGTCAGCCGTGCGAAATTCGTCGCCTTAGGGCTTGACTGGGGCTTTAGCAACGACCCTACGGCCTTGGTAGCAATCTACCGCCAAGGGGACTGCCTGCTGATTCAGGAACTACTCTACTCAACGGGTCTAACTAACCAAGACATCGCAGACAAACTGAGGTCGCTCGGCATCACAAGGGCTTGGGAAATCGTGGCGGATTCAGCAGAACCCAAGAGCATCGAGGAAATCTATCGGTTAGGCTTCAACATCAAGCCAGCGGAGAAAGGCCCGGACTCGGTCAGGAACGGGATAGACATCTTGAAACGCTTTAAATTGCAGGTAACCAAGGATAGCACCAACCTCATCAAAGAATTAAGATCCTACACTTGGGCTACCGACAAGGAAGGCAAGAACACGGGGGTCCCGATTGACTCGTTCAACCACGCCTGCGATGCTATGCGGTATGTGGCACTCAACAAGTTAAGAGTAAGCAACTCAGGCAAGTATGTTGTGGTTTAACTTTGCGGTATTAAACCCCTAAACAATGACACAGGACGAAATTAGACAACTGAAAAACTATGATATTAAAATCGAGTTTTTTGACCGAGGTTGCGTGGTTAAGGTTGGATGCAAATCATTAGCCTTTAAGAGCGTTGAGGAAGCGATAGCAGAACTCACGGCATACACCAAAGACCCAATTGAAGTTGGCAAGAAGTATGCACCAGAGCATTTTGTTGGACCCAAGGAACGCCTTGAACAGGGATGCCTTGAACAGGAATGCGTTCAACTGAGATGAACACCGAACGCATCATTGACCTGCTCATCGAAATCGGGAAGACGGTTGCAGCCGTTTTCTTTATCATCACCCTTCTAACCATCCTTTGGACCTTATGAAAGTCGTTCACTATTACCACATCTATTGCGGAGGGAATTGGCAGTTAATCCTGAACCAGCACATGATGGCGGTCTGCAACTATGGCCTCATCGGGGTCTTGGACGAAATCCGTGTAGGCATCGTCGGTCCACCCGAACAACGCAAAGCGGTCAAGGACGTGCTGGAAGGGTCAATGGTGGCCGATAAGGTCAAGGTCGTGGTAACCCGGACCAACGCTTGGGAGCAGGCGACGCTGACCGAGATGTACAAGGCCTCGCAGGAAGAGGAAGCCGTGTACCTGTACGCCCACACGAAGGGAGCAAGCGACCCGTCCCTCATCAACCAACTTTGGAATCGCAGCATGACCTTCTTCAACGTGGTTGCTTGGGAACGCTGCCTGCAACTGCTCGAAGGCGTGGATGCGGTGGGATGTCATTGGATTACAAAAGAACAATTCCCACACATGGCCGACCACAACAACCCCGACGGCTACCCCTACTTTGGCGGTACTTATTGGTGGGCCAAATCGTCCCACATCAAGGAACTGGGTGAGCCTGTACGGGACCACCGCTGGCAGGCCGAACATTGGATTGGCAAGAAGCCCGATACGAAGGTTCACGACACCAACCCCGGTTGGCCGGGTCCCGAAAAGTTTGTAATCACATTTTAACCATGAAAGACAAAGAACTGATTGCCATCCTCGACGAGTTAGACCTCAATGGTGCTGACTGGGAAGGAGGAACCGACAAAGCCAACGGCCACAACTACACAAGCACCTATGCCAAGTACTTGACCGAAATGCGAGCCGACCACATCAACTTCGTGGAGATAGGGGTCTGGCACGGAGGGTCCATGGCTATGTGGTGCAAATATCTTCCAAAGGCCAAATTCCTGTTCTATGACATTGCCAACCAAGTCAAGCCAAAGGCTGACAAGCACATTGACTGGACTCGTTCAAGGCTCCACATCGCATCGGCCTACACACCCGAATCCGTGCAAGTCGCAAGGGACTATTTTAAGAACGGCATCGACTTCCTGCTTGACGATGGCCCACACACCTTAGACTCCATGTTGCAGGTCGTCAGCCTTTATGCACCATTGATAAACCAAGGCGGTGTCTTAATGATTGAAGATGTGCAGAGCAAGGATTGGTTCGTGAACCTGTCAGCCGTAGCACCGAGCAATTCAATCTTTGAGGCCATAGACCTTAGCGAATCGGGCCGATACGACGACCTTATTGCCGTTTACAAGTTCTAACATGGGCATCCCCGTAATCATCAACAACCGCAACCTGCTGACATGGCCCAAGGCGATGGTCAGGGACTTGAGCAAGTGGGAGGGGATTGGGGACATCTACATCGTGGACAACGGTTCAACCTACGAACCTTTGCTGGAGTGGTACGCCACCAACCCTTGCAAGGTCGTAATGCTTGGCGAGAACTTGGGCCATCAAGCCCCATGGACTTCGGGCTTGGTGCAACAACTGGGAGAGCCGTTTTATGCGGTTACAGACCCGGACCTTGACCTTTACAAGACCAGCAAGAGGACGATTCCCATGTGCTTGGAGTGGTTGCAGCAATTCCCCCAAGCAGGCAAGGTGGGCCTGTCGCTCCGATGGGATGACGTGCCTCCAAGGTCGTCATACTACACCCACGTCAACAACTACGAAGCGACTCGTCAGCGTAACTCACGGGTCATGATGGCAGCGAGAATTGACGTGCCTATCGACACGACCTTTGCCGTTTACAATCGGCAGGAGTACTTCATCGGTGGGGTTTCATTGCTTGAGTCAGCGAGGCACATTCCTTGGTATTACTCGGAGAAAGAACGCAAGGCTGATAAGGAGTTCAGCCAGTACCTTGCATCGGCATCGTCGGCATCGTCCTACAAAACCTTCTTGAAACTATGAAACTCCAAGACCTCACCATCGACCAGTTCCAACGCATCGGAGCCATCGAGTTTTCAAGCGTGCTGGGGGACTACGACAAGCGTGCAGGAGTCGTTGCAATCGTTGAGGGGGTCGATATATCAATCGTTCGAGAAATGCCCGCCAAGAGTGTCCTAAAGCGTTACAAGGCTATTATCAGCGAGTGGAACGCATTGCCTGCATTGGGTTACAAGCGAAAGTTCAAAGCCGGGGGCAAGTGGTGGATTCCAACGGTCTTCACGGACGAGTTGACTGCCGGGCAGTTGATAGAGTTAATGGACGCAAACACGACGGACGAAAAGCAACTCTTGCAGAACCTTCATCGAATCATGGCGACCTTGTGCAGGGAAGGTGGTCTATTCGGATTCTTCCCCAAGAAATACGACGGTGCTGCCCATGCGGAGCGAGCCGAACTGATGAAGAAGCACGCCAAGGTGGGCGACGTTTGGGGGGTTGTCAGTTTTTTTTTGCTAAGTTCAGAATCCTACTTGAAAGTTTTGAGCGACTATTCCAAGCACCTGATGACGAAGGCAGGGGAGTTGACGTAAGCCCTCTTGCCGGGTACGGTTGGCTGATGGTGGTGTGGAGGATGGCAAACAAGGACGTGCTGAAATTCGATGCCATCTTCGCAATGAAGGCGGTGGAGTTCCTGAACTATGCGCTCCTGATTCACGATATTTTGGAGGCGGAGAGGATGGAAGCGGAGCGAGCGAGGCGCAGATAGACACATTCCAGCACGGGGGACATTTACCCACATGGAAACAACCATCCTCGCCAATGGCAAGCCCGTAGGCAAGTTCGGCAGCGGTTCGATGAAGGGCATCGACCAAACCGCTTTGGAGGGGATTGGTTCGGTCGTCGGCCCCAAAGGTGGAGGCAAGTCGCCAACCCACGACGTGCTGGTCAAATGGATTGAACGGGTCATTGAACTTGCGAAGAAAAACCTCGAAGCAGCCAACGCCAACGCAGGGGGAACGCTATCGGCATCCATCGCCCCCGAAGACATCGAACTATCCGCAAAGCAAATCGTCGTGGCTATCATGGCCAACCCCTATTGGAAGTACGTGGACCAAGGGGTTCACGGAAGGTCATCGAGTTACATATCCGCAAGGGACTCAAAGTTCAGGTACGACAAGAAGATTCCACCACCCCAAGCCA